ACTGTAGTTCCCTTAACTGTAATTACTGATACAGCTAGAGTCTTGCCAAATGCCTCATTAAGAGTCTGGCTTACCTCAGATGTTGCCCAGTCGTTCATAAAGTCGATTGTAAATGTGCCTGATTGTAGACCTGCTACGTAGCGGTGAGCAGTGTCACCCATCGCAGTAATTTCTAGCTCATCCACGATTTGATTGATAACAGCGCTTGATACCAAGTCGCTAATATCGATTGAAGGTGTAGTAGGCGCTGCGTTGGTAGCCAACTTAACGCCGACGTTGTTATTTAAGTATATTGCCATTGTTACTCCTCGTCATTCTTGTTGGTTGCTGCTTTGCCTTTTGGTTCTTCTTTTATTTGGCCTGTCTTAATTAAGAAGGCTAAATCATCTTCTCTGCTCATTTTAACTCCAGCTCGTTAGGATTGATACTGTAATTTCAGACACCAATAAATCGCCACTTTGAGCGCTTACGATTGCTGGAGCTGAAATGCTTGATATATTAAGTGTCAGCGCTGACGCTGCTAACTTTGTTACTACGGCTACTATGTAATCTTCCATACCAGCCAAATTACCCTGGTTATCTAACGCAGGTTTAGTGATTAAAATTCTAAAGTTTGCTAAAGGTAATACTGTTACATGATCGTTATTGCTCGGTACTATGTAAGGATCGCCAGGGGTGATCGCTACTGCATTGGCAAGTAATGTAGCTGGTGGAAATGCAAATACTGACCACACGCCAGCGTTTGTAAGATCTGTGGCTAGTGTGCTACGTAGTGTGGTAATCGCAGCTGGCATATTAACCTACCAGTGATGCTGGACTAGCGTAAGGCTGGATGAGACCTCTTACGATATTTATGAGTTGGTAACCCATTTTATAGGGGCTAGCACTTATCCCATCCATGCCTACGCTCCCAGTTTGCTGAGTTTGTCTGGCCTGCCAGATCTGCGTGGCCAGTATCATTGCAGCTTCTCTTATAGCTGGGGTGGTCGCATAAGATTGGGTCTTGTGGTCTGGGCCAGTGGCCACTCCATAAGGTAATACCTTGTGAAAGTTTTGATCTGCGCCATTTTTAGTATATTGAACAAATGAATATCCATTAGGGTAATTAGCTTGGCCGTATTGATACATAAATACTGGGATTAAATTTGTAGTACCAGTGCTAGGTGGTATCGTGCCAGTAATTGTAACTGCGCCATTGAATGACGAACCACATCCGCTTACTGTAATTGTTTGACCTGTTACAAATGCATTGGGATTAGCGAGCATAAGTGTATTAACGTTATTGCTGCGAGCAGTTCCCACTACTGGTGCTGTGTTAAACCATAAATACTGATTAAGTAAATCTTCTGCCGATTGTGCACATTCTTCCACGACAGCATCGGTATATAAACTACCTATCCCCAAATTCGTGCGTAATTCTTGCATAGTCACGTATACGGCTGGCATGGTGTCCTTTCTTAAAAAAACTCCCCCAGGGTTAGGGCTACTAAACCCCAGGGGATTATTAATTAATGGTTCTTATCAGGTCTTCTTGTACTTGATAATTCCGTTAGGCATTTTGGCGATTGTTGCCATGTATCCGTAAATTGCTACCTGTACTTGCAAATTGCTTACCACGTTAACAGACATGTAAGCCTGTGGTGAGCGATATACAGTAAATGCTTCTGGTGCAAGGATTACGGCAGAATCATCATCAAATGTAGTTGCTGAGAAATTCTTGTCTACGTATAAGTCTAAGCCAAGTACAGATCCACGAATTGATTGTGGGCCAACTTGTCCAGCTGCGTTCATTGGTTGTAACGCATTAAATACTGGGCGCTTTGTTGTATCTTGCGCTCCGATTAACGCACCCCATTGTGCTGGGTTAGCGATGTAGTTCTGTGCAAAGTAACCTGTGTTTGAGTAAATAGTACGTGCGCCTTCTGTAGTGAATGCAACAATACCATCTAGATCTGCAGAAGTATTTGTACCATTCATACCAGCTGCAAGTAATGCAGTTAATACTGTGGTGTCAATTGTCTTTAAATAAGCTAGAGATAATTGATTAGTCAATTCCTCATAGAATCCAGGATAACCTGATCTTTCTAGAAGCTCTACAGATAGTGTATTCATACCACTGTACTTGGATACTGTTCCTGAAAGATACTGGCTGACCATATCTGTATTTGACACTGCGCCGCCTTCGGCTTCTACAGTTACAGTTGGTGCTACACCAGTTCCGCCACCTGAACTAGTGACAAGTGAAGGGATATTGATAGTAAGGCCTGTTGGGGGTAAAGTTCCTTGTGAACAGGCATCAATTGCAGGTGTTCCAAAGCGTGTATTAGTTACAAACTCTGTTAGATATTGTGTTGGATTAAATCCTAATCCGTTATTAGCAAAATCATCGGCAGCTGCGATAAATAACTTTGAATCATCATTACCTAATGCTGCTTTAATTTTATGCTCTGTGTATCCACCCATTGATTGAATAGGTGTACGCACTTTTGTAGAAATATATGGTGCTGTAATTGTTGGGCGAGCAGCTTCTACTGTAGGAGTAGCAGCCTCTGCCTTTGCTTCTTGTGGCGCTGTTGCTAAATCTTCCACAGGAGCCTCGCTTTCTTTTGGTTGATTTGTGTCCTCTGCTTCGTTTTCACTAGCAGCAACTTTAGTTACTTGTGCAGCACTGAATGCTGGTGACTCGACCAGGCTTACTTCTCTTAGTGTTGCGCTGGTTACATATAGATAATCTTTTTTCTGAATTGACTTATTTACATCCACACCTACTGACAAACCATCGATTAATTGCTCGCTTGCAAGTATTAAAGCATCTTGTCCTTGCATGGAGTTACTAATTTTGAATGATGCGTAAATGCCATCTTCTGCTTCTTTGTAATTTGATTGCATTCTTCCGATTGGTTTCTCTGGGCGGTGCTGCATAAGCATCTTAACCTTGCCAGGATCGCCTATGTCTATTGAACCTTTAGCAAATACGACCTTACCTACGGAAGTATTGCCTACCTCTTCAAAAGGTACGATCTTGCCAGCGATAACTCTGCGCTCTGTATCGGCAGCTTCTATGTGGCTACTGAATGTAAGTTTCATTTTCTGTTTCTCTTCCGTTAGGCGTTAGGCTTTCCATTTGTTTTGCATCTTCTACATCAATTAAACCCAAAGATAGCATTTTCTCTATTGCTTCTAGGCGCTTCATTGTGTCAGCTCTTAAAAATGATTCTTCTATAGCAAATTTAACTACATGGCCTCTAGGGGTAATATCATCCATGCTCAAACGATCTTCAATAGCACAAATAAACGGCTGTAATGAATATGCTACAAACTCTTTGCGACCATCAATAATGTTTTGGTAAGTCATGCTGTTATTCATATCTGCGCTTATGTAATATGCAGGTACATTCATCGCTCTAGCAATTTGTGTTGCAAGATATTGTTGTGCTTCGTTATACATCATATCTTTAGGACTAAATCCTGTTGTTTCATAAGATAGAGTAGAAGTTAAATATGCTGTAGATCTATTTTGTCTGCTTTGCTTCCATTGTGCTAATAATCCTGATACTTGTTGCTCTGGTAGATCTGCACCTGTGTTTTTAATGTAACCACTTGGCATTGGAGTTTGTGCAGATACAGCTGCGGCTTTTTCAATATCTAATGCTGATTGAATTGTGCGTGATGCAGTATTTAATACACCTTGTGTTAATCCTTGAAATGTGATAAGTGAATTAATACCGCTCATTGGTGCTCTTACGCCATCTACAAAGTATTCTTCTATTTCTGTACCAAATTTATTAGTAGTAAATGTAACTCTATTGTTAGCGACCCACTCAAATCGTGATGGTCTTAAATCATCTGCATATAATTCTGTTACACGCCAATATGCGATTCCGTAAAATAAAAGACTATCGACAGTCCACGATATGGTGACGGATCTTGGTTGCCGATAGTCTGGTTGATCTATCCAAAGAGGGTTCCCCAACTCCTCACCATTTGACTTTTTGTAAAGCTTCAATGGCAAGTAGGATACTACTCCAGCTACAAGGTTTCTGCACCTAGACACCGCTGGTACCTGCATCGCAAAATTTCTATCTAATCCACCAGGGAAATTACCAACACCAGTTGTAAATGAACCATAGCCATAAGCTGTGTCCATAATTGCAGGGGCATATTGCGCTTGGACGTTTTCAGTTTTTTTATTTATACCCAAAGCAGACAATAGACCCATAGGTATACTTTATACCATAAAACGGACTAATGGTGCAAGTTAGACAAAGATTTGTGCAGTTTGTTGCGGTCTAGTTAATTGGCTTACGACCATGGCAAGACTTATTGCAGCTGTAACATCGCCAGCCGATTTTCTACGTATTATGCGCCAGCCAGCATCATTAGTCTTAGCTGCACAGTTATTAAGGTGCTGTACTAAGTCTGCTTGGCCACTATGAACTAATCTAACGTTAGCCAGGGCATCTGATAAATCTGAGCAAGCCTGGTAGAAAGCCTGGCCACTACAATCTTCTATGCGCCATCCGCTTTGTTCTAATTTAGTGGCTAAAGTTTGTGTGGCGTACTTGTCAAATAGTATTTTGTGTGGGTGATACTTCTTTGCCCACTCATTAATATCACTAGCCATTTTAACCTCATCTACAGCTACTTCGCTTTGCCATAACTGAGCTAAACCTACTACTATCTTGCCATCTTTTAATTGACCCATAACTAGAGCGCCTGATCTTCTAGTGGGTGCAATATCAAAGGCCATTATAGTCATTGGCCCGACAGGGATTTCTAACGTGCTATCACTACATGCTTCGATAGATCCATATACCCATGGGCTTACAGCGCTATCTATCCACTGGCATAACATCTCAGTACGTGTAGCTTCAACACTATTTGTATTAACTGATTCTTCTAAGGTTTCTTCGGATATTAAATGCCCTAATGCTGGATTCGCTAATGCCCAAGCTTTACGATCATGTATCTTGCAATGCTGTGGTGCTGACCATTCGTAATAACCTAAACTATCTGGCGGGTATGATAAACAGCGCTCTTTAAGATCATTAAGCACAGTGCTAAATCCATCACCTGCGTTACTTGTCATTAAAGTCATCGAATTAGGCCTAGCACGTGTAACAGGTAGTGCAGCTGTAAAGGCTTCTTCTGTCCATTCACGTAATTCGTCTATATATAGAAAGTCGGCAGTCTTACCACGTGGTGCATCTCTGGTAGCAGCGGCTATCTCATAACGAGCGCCATTAAGTAGGCTGATAGATTCTTGACCATTAGCCAGGCGTATCTGTCTTACCTGGTCTTTTAAAAATTGATTATCTTCTATCGTGTAACTAACTTGCCTAAATGTATCTAATGCCATATTACGATTAGAGGACATGCCCAGTACATTCTTAGAACCCCATAAAAATAGATGGCTCAATATAAGCATGCGGGCTAGATGTGTCTTACCGTTTTGACGAGCTACGAGTATTAGAGCTGTCTTTTTACGCCAATTATCCTGATCGTCTACACATAACAAATCATCTAGTACAAATCTTTGCCAGGGTATTAAAGGTAGACCGATCCTCTCAGCTAGATCGGCCACCTCATCCGCTTTGCTCTTACCTTTAAGTAAGGGCGTGTGAACTCTAGGCTC